GCGCGTCGCCAGAAACGCCTTAACAAAGTCGCTGGCCTCATTACCAAGACCACGACGGCGCTTAACACGGGGAAGAGTGGGAATCGCCATAGGTTACCCCAGAGGTAATGCGCCGCCACGGGGGCGCGAAACAAACGTCGGTTCTTGCGGAGCTTCCAACGCAACGGTGGGCTTGGCCCCCGCCTCGTCTTTCGCCTTGCGCGAATTGTCGATGAGTTTCTGGAAGAACTCTTCGCCCTTCCACGCAGCTACATCTTTTGGCACGACAAACTCACCAGCCGTCAATTTAGCTGGCACATCGTCGATAGCTGCGCCACGGGTGGGTGACGAGCCGGGGGGTACGCGCCCGCCATCGGTAGACTCGACGGGACCACCGCTCTCAATCTTTGTGATGAGCGCCGCACCGATGGAGCCCAGCGCCGAACCCCAACCGCCGCCGCCAGCGTTCGCAGCCTGATACGCACCAAGCTGGTTCTGGTAGGACTGGTTGAGGATGCCGCCCCACGTACCGAGAGACTGGTTGCTGAGCCCCTGCCACTGCGCAGGAGTGCCCATCGTGTTCGCGCCAGACGCCGTACCGGCAAGCTGTGTACTGCCTGCAAGCTGCCCGCCCTGCAACGCCGTGCCGTAAGTCCCAGCGATCTGACCGGGGTAGCCGCGCCCAATGTTGATCGCTTCCGAACGCATCGCGCGAGCAATGGCTTCGTTCTGGGCAATGGCTTGGTTACCAGCAGCAGCTTGTGCAGCCGCCTGCGCAGAGCGCACGCCGATGTCGAGCGCCTGCGCGCGGCCCGACGTCGGGTCGACGCCGTAGTCCTGCAAGTTCTGCATGGCAGCAGCGCGAGCTTGGTCGTACTGCTGAGCGACCGCAGCTTGCGCGCGACCAACTTCCAGCGCCTTCTGCTCTGGGCTGCTATAACGCTCAATGTCGAGAAGAAGTTGGTTTTCGAGAGGCTGGAAAGTTCTCTCGTAACGTAAACGATCTTTTTCTGCGGCAGCTTGATTGGCGTTCATCACCGCCATGGCGTTGCCAACGATCTGATCGGTGATGGCACGGTCAGCCGCGTACTGCTCTCTCGCCCAGCCAAGCTGTTCTTGGCCGAGCTTATAAGAGTATTCAGCCGCGCGCTCAGAGGCGGCGGCTACGGCGCTATAATCCGGCGGGGGCGGAGGACTCGACTTACCACCCATTATACGGCCTCCTTGGGGAACAGAGTGCGCGGCTTGATATTAAGCCACCGACAATCTTCACGAACCATTGATACGACGAGCAAATCATCCTCTGGGAAGACGTCGGGAATCAGCGTTTCGATCTTGAACCCCAGCTTCAGGTTGAACTCTAGGGCGTGTTCGTTTTTAGACGGCACCTGCCCGAACACCTTTTTACACCCAAGTTGGTTGAAAGGATAGTCGAAGCAGACCCATAACATGTCCCGGCTACCCCATCTGGGAGAGAAAGCCGCTACGTGCATGTTGATAGAGGCGCGGGTATAGCCGTTGTAGAGCACCCCGCCCACCAGCTCCTCGTTAGAGAGGCGGCTAATGACGATGTCGGCCTCGGGGTTAAAGATCACCCCAGCGGCTTCAGCTATAGCGTACCCATGTTCAGGGTTGTTCATTTGGATCATTGGGCGCTGCCTTCGGGTACTTCGCCTTAATCTCTGAAACTTTAGCAAGATAGGCTTCGAGCTTGCTGCGGTCACCCTGATCCGCCCAGTACAGCGCATCGGCGAGTTCTTCCACAGGGGGGTACTCTTCCCGCCTACGACGTTTGTAGTCTCCGATGTGGACTACTTTCATGGGAGGGTTACCTCCGTGGTAAGGTACGGCACTGCCGAGATTATACATTTGTACGGGCCGGGCAATGGCGAGCTAAATTCGAACACACCATCGTCTACGTTATAGGTCACCCATTCCACCATGACGGTGCAGGGGATTGGGAGATTGGAGATCGTCGAGCCTGTGACGACGGGGCTCATAGGCGATTTTGCGGTCGCGACACCATTATCGACCCAATACTCTAAATTGCTCCATATACCGTCAATGCGAGCGCACCCATCAGGGGTGTTCTTATCCGCCGCAAAGTCGGGGCAAGAAACAGTCTTAGTAATCTCGCCCGTCAAGAGTTTATAGACTGTGAAGTTAATATTCATTTCTTCATTCCGTTGACGATCAACGATCTATTATTGGCGCTGACTGTACCGTCGGCTCCGTACCAGTAAACCTCAATATGATGCCAGCCGGGAGATAACACAGCTTGATAGACCATCGCCACTGAAGGCGCGAACGCACTACCCGCTGGGACGCCGCCAACAAAAACTCCATCTACGTTCATAACCGTTGCCGTATTACGCAAACCAGAAGGATACGCAGTCATAGCCGTATAATGGATTGACACCGCTGATGGGAGGTCGGCAGGTACGTTAATGTATATTTCTGCGGTTAGTAGGTAATTACCTACGCCAGTACCGTAGACTGGTGCAGCGTCGAACGTCCCCTGCGGGATAGTGACGGCGTTGTCTTGGATTTTAAGTGTTTCGACTGATAAATCTTGGATTTTTGCTGTTGTTACAGCGAGATCGTCGATCTTTGCGCTTGTAACCGCAAGGTTGCCAATCTTTGCGCTCGTAACTGCAAGGCTATTTATCTTGGCAGTTGTGACTGCAAGGTCGTTAATGTTTGCTGTTTTTACTTCTAAGTTTCCAATTTTTGCAGATGTAATTGAGGCGTTCACGATATTGGCGTTACCAACCATCAGGTCGTTTGCGTACACCACGCCGCCACTAATTGCGAACGGTTGGTATTGGTCAGGACCAGTTGTGACGATGAACTGGTTTGCGTAGAATTTAATGCGGCTACTGCCACCCGAGAATACTTGGACGTTCATACCGGCGTTAGCGTACGACCCACTACCTGTAGCGCGTACTTGTACAGCGAACTCAGCAACAGCGCCATTTGTACCAGCAGTAGCAATTAGCCCATAGCTTCCGTTGGCGGTTGCAGAGTTTGCTTTAACTTCTACAGATGTAATCTGCGAAGCCAGCGCGCTATCCGCATTGGTGCGAGCGATTGTTTCCGCCGTGATGGCTGCGGTGTTGTTGTTTGTTTGGGTCTGTACTGTAGTAATTTGCGCGGCTAAAGCAGAATCCGCATTAGCACGAGTAACTGCCTCTGTCGTAATAGCCGCGCTATTACTATTCATCACTGAAGTAATCTTACCGACGCGGCCCGCAAGCGCCTGCGTCGACGTAGCGCGGACAAGTTCTTCTTCGGTAATTCTTGCTGTGTTGCCACCGACTTGAGCAGATATCTCGTAGATCGTAGCGTTTACAACGGCGTTTGTGTCGTCATACCCAGCTTTGAAATTATCCAGCGCAGTTTGGAACGCAGCTAGAACGGTTCTAGTTTCTGCTTGCGCCTGCCGTACTTCTGCACGCGCCTGCTCTATGGCACGGTCAAGAATGGGGTCCACGATGTCACTGGCGGGCGTTAAGTTTCCGCCGTTAGGAAAAGGTTGAGAATCCGTGATAATGGACGCGGTATCTTCTGGCGGGGTTACATTAAGCGCCGACTGCAATTCTTTAATTGTTGCCTCAAGCTCTTCAGTCTTACGAATGAGAGCTTCAGACGTTTGTTTGAGCGCGCGCGCAACGTCGACTTGATTAGAGCCGTCTGCTGCGGGCTCCGGTGCAGATGTGTAGATACTAGACACCAGCAAGCTCCTTCGCGCTGGTAGCCATCTGAATCTCATTTACTATGATGCGGGCCTCAACTTCGACCTGCCACAGTTCAGCCTTGTACCCAGACGGCAGTTTCCAAAGTTCGCCAGACGTACGCAGTTCGCGGGCAAATACTAAAACGCCATCAGCGTAGAGCCGCACGATACCGTACATATCCGGTTGCAGCGTCATATTTATGGCAGTTGTGCGGACTGGGTTCAGCACAGGCGCACCAGCCGTGACGGTAAAGAAAATCTTCATAGCTTGAAAGCTATCGACTTTAGCCGTCTGAAGCGTCTTCGACTTCCAAAGATACGGAAGGACGTTCTCGTTGTCTTGGTTGGCGATATAGTAAATTGCGCCTTCTCGAACGAGCAACGGAGTCGACGACCAAGTATCCGTAGCGAACGCAACGGTTCCATTTTCTGCCGTAAGCAGGTTATACGAGATACGCGGTTGCGACATGTCGAGTAGGAACCCGCCGCTAGGCGTAGTTGTCGGGCACTCATAGGCAATATACGCAGTGTTGAAGCGCGCCGCGTATATCGTCGACGTGTCGACATAGTCGTTCCACTGCGCCGGAGTAATAAGCTCCGCCGTCATATTTTTCACAGCACCGGGGACTACGGCGACGAGCCCATTGGGCGAGGCGTAGTAGACGCCCTCGGGCATGGACATGATCGAGCGACGAGACACGCACGGTTCGTAAGCATTGATCTTCGCAAGCGACATAATGTCAGGGCGGACACCCGTTGCGGTCCACGGATGCCCCGTCGTGCAGATCACAAGGGTCTGCCCAATAACACCGAGGCCGACGATGGGGTGGTCAACTGATACTTGATACGCCGCAGGCCAAGCATGAGGACGATAGGGTTCCGAAAACCAAACTTCGTTGTCTTTCCACGTCGCCATCATACCGTTCGGCATAGCGACAAAGCCGTCAAACGAGTTGAGCGGCGGTGTCCACCCAGTCGACTTTAGCTGGTTGTTAGTAGCGATGTCTTCGTCGTCATAGGTGTCAGTAAACGTCGTAGCGTCGATGTCGATCTCACCTACAAAAAAGTAGGTCGCCAAGCCTGTGACGCCTGTGATGGTTCGATAGATGCGCGTCTTATCGAGAAGGCGGTCAGCCTTCATCGCTACAGTAGGAGGCGTGACGGTAATCGTCCACGTTTCGCCGACGTTGCCTTCGGCAACGGTTGGGTCGCTCGGCGGACCTTCTTCGCCAAACTCCGTCACGTACGTGTACACGTACGCGCGGGAGACTACGATTGGCTCGACCCATGTGGATGTCATCGTCTAACTCACGAGTATGTGTCAACTTCTACGACATTGTTGACGACTTTGAAGTCTGTGAAGGACGCAGAATTGTGGCCTTCGGTATCTTGGAGATACGGTGCGGAACCCGGCACTGAATAACTGACGCTGACGATGTCTCCATAGAGAATCGTGGCAGACGTCTGAAGAGTGGCCGTCGTACTGGTAGGCTGCGCCGCGCCAGTAATGGTCTGCGACACGCCATTGATTTTAAAGGTAAAGCGTGCCGACACGTTGGCAGGAGTCCAACTCGATGTGTTCGCGACCGCTTTATCAAAAGTGATCTGGATTTGGTTAGTGTTAATGGTTTGCGCGCCGATGGGCACCGGACCTATCGGCACGTCCTCTGCGGTCGTGCGGTTATTAACAACTTGGCCCGAGAACGTCGGGGCGGCGTTACCGTATTCGTCGCGAATATAGTTAACGCTAGGTTTAACATAGCTTACCCGAACCAATTCAGTCGGATTAAGGCTACTCGCCAACAGAAGCGCGTACGCTTTTTTACCTGTTACAACAGTAACCGTGCTGACAGTACGGGGTATGCCGTTGACAAGGACGGTCCACGCTGAAGGCGGAGGTATCTGGGTTTCGTCAATGTCGCTTTCATCAACAAACGAGACCCAAATATAACTAGCGATAGCATCAGCCCAACCAAAGGCAGGACCAGTCTTGTCAGTCGTCTCGTTGGCTATTCCGGTAATGGTGAGCGTAAACGCCGCGCACAGATTGCCAGAATTATCTTGAATAGCAACGTCCTCCGACGGCGGAGAATAAGAGACGGTAACATCGACGTTTGCCGGAAGAGCGTTCACCAACTGCAAGGTGACAGTCAGCCCGTAAGCGCTGACGTAGCAAGTCGAAACTTGATAAGTCACACCCGTTGCAGAGACGTTAAACGCAGAACCGGGCGGGATAGACGTAGCTTTAAGCAATCGTTCTTCGGTAAACGTAATGACGATCTGCCCGGCATTTGCTGTGGCAGATGCAGCAACGGGCGGTGTGGTGTCAGGCGGGGTCTGGGGCGCAGAGATACTAGGTGCAACAGTCGGCTGCGGCACTCCCAACTTTAGTGGGGGGTCGCCAGCCTGAATACGCGCCAAAGAATTATAAAGCGAATCTGTCGATTCGCCGGTCCAGTAATAGCGCGAGTAGGCGTCGTCGTTGATCGGCCCACGGACCACGTCGACGGTAGGGTCTTCGAACTCCATCCACGTCGAGTTGTTAAAGTTCGTCTTCTCGTACGGGTCGAGAGGGATACGATAGACACGCTCCGCAGCGGGATTATCGAGATCACGAATATAGACCGGCTGTTTGAAGCCAGACAAAATGCCGTTGTATAGCCATGTGTCGCGGGACGTCGTCGCATTAGGGTCCGGCAGAAGTCGACTGTCGACCGCCGGAATCATGCCACCAAAGACGTTGAGCTTTACAGCGGGCATAGTGACCTCTTAGCAATTCCAAGCGCGCAGAGATTTATTGATCCGCGAGTTCGGATCGTTAGCCGTTTTGGCGCTGGTAAGTTTCTTCTTCATGCCTTTCATCCGCGCACAGAACGAATCGCGGCGCGGACCGCCTTCAGGCTGCGGAGCCTTTAGTCCCGGCTTGCCGGGGTTAGCCTTGTTGTAGGACGCACGCCCTTTGGCGTTCAAACCGCCGCTAGGGTTCTTGCCTTCTTTGCGCTGCCACGCGGGAGTCTTGGGCATGTCAGAGTCCTTTACGTCGGTAAGGCCGCACCTTCTCGGCGATAGCCTTCGGCTGCGCTACGAATTGTTTGCCCGCTTTCTTACCTTCGCGCTTGGCTCGGGTAGTCGCGGCGTACTCGGCAGAGGAAAGCGACTTAATGGCAGACTCCGGCAAATACCGCTCGCCGGTCTTCGACGATGGCTTGCCGGATTTAGTCCGCCACTTCTGCTCGGTCCACGCCTTTAGGGATTTTTGAGGGGCCTTCATTTGTAGCCGCCTCCTTTTTCCTTGTATTGCTTGGCAAGCAGTTGAGCTTTACGGGCCGACCACTGTCCGGCCTTCGTGCCTTGCACGTTGGCGGCTTTGATCTTGTTGAACAAAGCCTTACGCATTTCGGGCTTTGTATAGTTGCCCGCTGCGTTGACTTTGGACTTGGTCGGCCCTTTTGCCATCACTTGCCTCGGTTCATCTTCTTGAGGGTCATAGCGAGGCGAGCGCGCTGCCCGACCTTGCCTTTCTGCTTCGCAGCAGCCTCAAGTTTGGCCGCAGGGATTTTCTGCCCCTGCGGCACCCCGAGGTCTTTGTGAAGCTGGCCCGGCTTCTTGATCGCCTTAGCGATCCAGTTCTTAGCCATTAGACGCGGCCTTTCGCCGGTTTTACGGGACGAGCGGGGGGCATTGCCTGCTTCTGCTGAGCACGCATACCACCGGGGTTACCCATCATACCGCCGCCATAAGCCTTCATGGTCTTTTCTTTTTTCTCACCGGCCATGTAGGCTTTCTTGCTCACCTTCTTTTCCATCTTCTCTTCTTTGGCGCTCTCTTTATTGCCAAAGGGCTTCGCCATTTTGCCGCCGAACGGCATCATCTTCTTAGCCATCACTTACCTCCGCAGTAGCCTTCGCGGCGCGCGTTGTTAACTTTCACTTCGGTGATCGTCTGCGCCGTGTCTTTGGACGACCACGAAATGTCACGCCATACAGAGCACGCAGACAGATTAGTCTCTGCGGTGCCCATCATTGTCGAGCAACCGGTCAGGACTAACAGCAGCGGCATCGCCAGCACTAATCGCATTTTGGACCCTCTTCAGAGCGTCAGCGGTCGCCGCCGCCTGAATCTCGGCTACGGCGTCGGCCCTGATCTTAACATATACACCGCCAAGAGCCACGATTATCAAACCGCCAATCATGATGTAGCGGCCAAGGGGGGTAAAAAGGAAAGCGATCATGCAGCCTCCTCGTCGAGCCGTTGTTTACGGAAGTACCAGACAGCGCCAGCGGCGATGACGATAACCACAAGAATGAGGATCGTCGGGCTCATCGCTCCAAGAATGTCTCCGCCTTCTTTAACCAGCGGAATGACTTCCTGCGCCACTGCAATCGTCCCAAGCCCACCAGCCGCTACCGCAGCGTTAGCCTCTTTGGACTGCGTAATCGACTTGGACGCCTTGGGCTGGTCGGGGGTTGCACGGGCTTCTGCAATGTCCACAGGTTTCTCTGTATCAACGCCACGCCAAAGTTTAGCCTCTGCCCTACGGCGGCGCACAAGCCCGGAAACTTCTACGCCCCCAGCCTTGGTCCACTTCATCAACTCAGCGGGCACTGCGTCGAATTTGCCTTCGTTTACGCGCTTGAGCAGGGTCGATTTTTGAAACGCCCCGAGACCGCAGTTAAAGGCAAAAGACACCAGAACATCAAACTGGTTTTGAGTTACCTCGATGGTAAGGAGCTTATCGACCCCCCGCTCAAATTTCCCAAGGTCACGGGCAAGAATCTCCGCGCTTTCGTCCGCAGTGATCGTCATGCCCTCATAGACCTCGGGAGCGCCAGCAGCACTGGTATGCCCAACCCCGATTGTGAGAACATTTGCAGAACAGCGATACGCCTTTAGGCGCTCGCCTTCAAACTCACGGATATGTGCGATACCGACTTTAGACGTGCGCATGTAGACCCCCTAGCTAAGCACCATAGCGACCGAAAACAGAACAACGATTAGCACTGCGGCTACTAGAAAGACAGCGCCCAACAGCAGCACGTCCTGCTTCATCTGTTCGGCGTCTCGCTTCCGCTGCTCTTCCAACATCCGCTGCTCCTTGCGGACGCGGATGATTTCTCTCTGTACTTCGTCCCAGCCTTTTAGACCGTAGACCGCGACAAACTCGTTCTTAACTTGCTCTGCCCATTCCGCTGCTTGCTTGCGCTTCTGCACAATATCGAGCGCAATTTCTTCAGCGGTGAGTTTGCTAAACAGTTTTGGCTTCGGAGGATCGGCAGCAGCTTGCGTTAATTTAGCTACAGAGCCGTACAATTTAGCAACATCGCTCGTCATAGACTGGAGGTCTTTGCCGAACTTGATCCCCTGCTGGATCGCAGAAAAAGCCGTTTTAGCCGCGCCAAATATGAGCGCGATTGTTGCGGGGTCCATAAATCACCTCGCCATCTCTCGCGCTGTTTGGTTGATACGAGCTTTGACCGCTACGATGTCACGAGGCTCCTGTTTGAACCCAACGCTAATATACCCGGCCATATGACCGGGCTCAGGCGGAATAGAGCCGCGACACGCGAACACCACTCCGCGCGCCGTAATCCAGTCGCCTACGTCAGAAGACGCTTGAAAGCCCTCGCACAACACCTCGCCATTGAGCATAGCGATGGCGGCACGATTACGCGCCGGAGAGCCAGAGAAGAACGCGCCCTTCTGCCCTTCGAGGGGAGCGAATCTGCCATCCGCCGATTGCGCAACCCGCGTGATGCGGGCGTTCTTAGCAAGGTCGACTTGGTGAATGATTACCGTCTCAGCGCGCAGGTCGCGCAGTAGGTCACGAGACAGGGACGACAGTCGCTCGTCAGCCAAAAGCTCCGGCATCGTTTCCCGAGCCGTGAGCGAAGCGACCAGCTTATCTTGGTGCGAATAGACCAAATAGCCGATCAAACCGAGAACGCCGAGGATTATGATGGTTAGAAGTTTGAAGGGGGAATCAACCCACTTGACGAGGTCGAGCGCCTTATCGAGAGGTCCGCCGGGAGGTTTTGGCAGCGGTGGCGCGGCGGGTTCAATCTCCGCCTTAAACTTAACGATCTTTGTGCGCACCTCGGTAGCCCTGCGCGTAGGGCGCTTGACGGGCTTTTTCGGTGCGCGGGCCATTACTTACCAAGCCACTTCTGGACGGTAGCCGTTTCGTAGATTCTGATGCTTGTCCAGATAATTGTAAAAATGGCCGCGATAGACGGCAAGATACCGGCAAGGGTACCTACGACCGTGATGATCGAAACGCCGTCAGCTACTTGCTTAACGGCTTCGTCTCGGATGCCCATGGCTCGCTTTCCTCTGAATCCTTAACGGCGTCCGTAAGATACCGCAGGTTGCGGCGGAGGCGAAGGTCGTCGGGCGCTAAGTCCACGGCTAACTTCGCCTGTTCAATAGCTATATCCTTCAGCCCAAGATGGTGCGCTGCAATGCTGGCGAGGTCGTGCGCCCAGTGCCCCCAAACGGCGGGGTCACAGGTATAGACAAGCTGCCTGTCTTTGATCTTCAACGCCCGCATCGAGGCGGCGAAGCACTCCTCCCAGCGGCTCTGGCGATACATGAGCATAGCCAGTTCGCACCACGGCTCGCGGGTATTAGGAGCCTCGCCAGCAGCCATGTAGTACCACTTCTCGGCCTGCGCCGTATCACCAGTCTCAGCGTAGGATTTGCCCATAAGGCGCATGGCGTAGCAACGCTCGTTCTGGTTGCTGGCAGCGTTCATGCCTAGATAGGTCGTCAACGCCTTCTTGGCCTCGTCCCACCGACGATAGAAGGTCAGTTCGCGGGCGTAGTAGAAATAGTGATGCGGGTCGGTGGCGTCCTCTTTGACCGCCACTTCCAACATCTCCATGTACTGCCCCCGGCTCTTAGTCGGGTCGGGATGGTGGCTCACGAGGAGCTGATTGCACCACGCCGTAACATGCTCTACGCGCCCGTCGATCCGCAGGTCTTCGTGGCAGGGGTGATGCCAGTGGTATCCATGGCGGCTATGAATTTTCCGGTAGGGGAACCGAATGTTGTGGCCCCAGTCGAAGTAGTACCACAGGTTCGTGGTCTTACCGGGCACCCAAGCCTTTTCGATGTTTGCCTTCCAGCCGGGTTCGAGAACTTCGTCTAAATCCAGCGAAATGCAAATATCAATGTTGCGAGGTATGAGAGCAAGAGCAGCATTACGAGCAAGGTCAAAACGCCAAGGGTTGATGTAAATGTCATGCACTTGCACGCCGCACTCGCGGGCAAGGTCAGCCGTTCGATCAGTGCTTCCAGTGTCAGCAATGAGGATAAGATCAGCCTCTTTAGCAGACTCGCAGAACCGGCGAACAAATTGTTCCTCGTTTTTGCTGATGGCGTAAACGCAATACGTTAGCTTGATTTCATGCTTGGAGTAGACGTAAACGCCGATCTCGTTATCAACCGCAGACCACGTAGGTTGGCCGAAACACCGCTTTACTTCGGCATCGGACCAGTCGTCTTTAACGTGGGCTTCGTACGGGTTGCCCTCAAACTCACCCTGCGGGTACTTACCAATCGGGATACTAACGACGACCGTGTCGGCCCACCGACGAGCTTTATCAAGGAGCGTTTTAGCTTCCTCTTGTGTCATATGCTCCAGCACGTCGCCAAGGAAACAGACATCGTACTTGCGGTCAGTATCCCACTCACGAGCGTCCGCGATATGCAGATCAGGATACAGGCTGCTCAGACCGTGTTTCTCAATGTAGGGCTCCCAAATTTCGACGCCCGTCCATTTGAGTTTTGGGAAAAGTTTGGCGTATGTGCCCTCGCCGACTCCGATGTCCAATGCAGTTTCAAGCTGCGGGATTTTGGACATAACCCATTTAATGCTGGCTTTGCCAGACTGAGAGCTAAACGGCATGTGAACCTTTTCGTTGCTGACTACTGTTAGGGTTTAAGCGGCCAAACTACGGTCCAAGGGAAACCTTCTTGATTAGGTATATCACGGAGCGCCTGCCGGTAGGTAGCCCACGCAAGATCATCTACAGGCGCGTCAGCAAGCTGAGTCCAGTCACAATCAGCCAACTTTTTATTGCGCGCCAGCCGAACAAGAGACGCCTGATCTTCATCCATACGCGCTTCGTAGTTGGCTTGCTCTTGAGAGTCAACGAAAATGGGACCAAGGACATACTTGGTGTACCACTTGCCGTCAGACTGCTGCTCAACGCCTTGACGCATGGAATACTGATAAACGGTGCCGCCAGTTGCCTGTGGGCCCTCAAAGACAGGATCAACGCCGATAGCTTCCATAACTTCTGGGGTCAGCGTGTCATAAGACGGACCATTATTGGCTTTCAGCCATACCCGAAGAGCTTCTTCGGTCATAACCTCGCCAGTAGACCGGATGCGGACTTCCATGATGTGCCTCACGCGATTGCAAGGTAAACGTACGATGCAGAACTTACATTAAGGTTTAGCGTTGTATCTTGATTGACGATAAAGCCGGTGCTGTCGGAGTCTATAGCGTCTACCGTGGATACCTCAGAACCGGGTGAGTTAGCGTATAGAGCTGGGTCATTACCAGCAACAATCCCGCGCGCACTATCAAATATCGTCCAGTTGCCGGTGCTGTCATATCGCTTAATCATCACAAACCGACTGCCAGTTAAGAACCCGCAGTTGATTGTTTGAGACGATCCGTTACCCGTATAAGTTCCAACTTTCGATATACCAGCAAGAGAAGCAAAAAGATACGCGACATAAGTAGAGCCAGAAGCGTTTACGTCAGCGTCCGCGCCAACAGTAAAGACAGACGATGTAGGGTTAGTGTTTGCAAAATACGCGTTAAAGTCCGCCTGTTTTCCATTTGCGTTGTTTAGCACAAGAGTAAACGACCCAATACCAGCCGCGTAAACTGCCCAGTTCGTAGCTGCTGCTGGACGGCGTTTCATAATCATAAGTTCTGGAGTAACGCCAAGATTGTGCGATACCGTTCGAGTAGCCCCTGTGCCTGTGTAACTAGCTATATCAAAAAACCCCGGCGCACGTCGGAAGTTCCAAAACACCACATCTCCAGTCCGCGCAACGAAACCATTCCAGATGTCGTCGATAATACCGTCGTTACGAGCAAAGTTCTGCCCAAAAGACTGATTAGCTTCGGCACCTGTAGAGTTACTAAGGAACCATCTTCCAGACGTCAAACTTCCAACACGAAGCCTGTCGTTTACATACCTATCATACGTTCCTAACCTCGACGCTGACCAAGACATGTCAACTGGAAAACCAGTAGTTATAGTTACGGGAGCGCCAGCAATAGTCGCTACACTAGAACTAAAAACTTTTGTAGCGTCCGTAGGAGTCTTCATCGGCCCGCGCCGAATAGCAATATAAGCGTATACGCCGCCAGCAGCGTTATACGCCGCTGTACTTGTCGGGAGATAAAAACCTGTAGGAGTTGTAGCTATCCCCGGTGGAGCCGCCGTTGCTTCTGCTACAACTTGATTCGCGTACAAATACGAACTTTGCGTAATCGCAAGAGAACGCATGTTGTCAAACATAAACCAGTTCGTACCAGCCACATCAGTACGCTTATAGAGAATCCATTGCGGCTCATAACCAAGGGTTATGGTGTTTCCAGAAACTCCGGTCCCCGTATAACTTCCGCAACTGATTACATTGTCAGAACCAGATAGGCCAAATCCACCCGCGTCGTGTGCAAATAGATAAGCAACGTAGGTACCGCCATTCGCATTAACAGCCGCATCATTACCAAGACTGAAAACAGTGCTAGTTGGGCTTGTACTGTTCCACCTCGCTGTGCCTGTTGCTTTTGCGGCGGACGAGTTCAACACTATATATTCGGTGTTTGCGAGGCTGCGATGGTAGACCTGCCAATCACCAGTCGTATCCGTGCGTTTGACCATGATGCAACCGGGAACAGAACCAAGATTGTGGGAAATGGTTCTATTTGCGCCGTTGCCAGTGTAGGTCACAATGTCGAAAAACTTGGCCTGTTTTTCAAAAGACCAAGAGGCATATTCGTCACTGGCGCGATTTGTAATTCTGGTCGCCGCATTTGCGCCGCTAGACGCAACTACAGTAAATCCTGTCGTCGTAAACGCGCTGAGATAGTCGTTGCCAGAACTGGGTAAGTTACCACCAGTGCCGTTGGCGCTGTTGCTGGCAAGTATGTTCGTCGCCGTATTTGTTGTACCAGTTCCCGCCCCGCGAGCCGTATCAACAAACGCATGACCTGTTGATCCGTTCGTACGGTTCTTTATCCAAACCAATCCACCTTTTGTGGATAGATCAATTCCATTAGTAATAGTTTGCGTACCGCCATTACCTGTGTAGAGGTACGTCGAAAACACATCTTCGACATATACAGGAGAAGGAGCAGAAGACTGCGCAGTGAACCCGTACCCCTGCGCAGAACCAGCTCCTTGAGAGATGATATTAGGCATCTGCTCCCCTACGCGTACTTGGTTTGCGACGCCAAAACAGTAAACGTGGCGCTGGCTGTTTTGATGATGGTGTAAACGTACACATCGACACTTGAGGCGTTGCCGGTGGTCCAAGCCGTCCCACCTTGGTATTTCGGTGTAACCGCAGAGCCATCAACTTGAACCACGTTGTTGTAATACGCGGTCGGCCCATTGGTCACAAGGAAAGCAACCGTAACAGCCTGCCCTGTGGACATAGCAGAATCTAGGCTCGTGCCACTGCTGGCGCGGAAGTTCACGGTGAAGTTCCCCGCAGCAGCAACCGTGTAGTACAGAACGCTCTGCGTGGTCACATCATAAGTGACCGTGCCGGTAGCCGACGTAGCGGAGACCGTAGCGATCTCTGACATATTCGTCAGAAGCGCCGCCAGCGAGGCAGACGTGCCAGCCAGCGTGAGTTTTAAGCCATCAGTGGTAAACCCACTTGTTTCGCCAACAGCCGCAGCATTGTCGTAAAGCAGCCGCGTAGATGTGCCACCTGCGATTGCCGTCGTGCCAACAGTAATCGTGCTGGGGCCAGCCGCGCCAGTCGAGCCAGTCGGACCAATAACTCCGGTCGGGCCAGTCGGACCAATATCGCCGGTCGGGCCAGTCGGGCCAATATCGCCGGTCGGGCCAGTTGGGCCAATAGCGCCAACATCACCAGTAGGCCCGGTTGGGCCAGCAACAGTAGACGCCGCACCAGTAGGACCAGTCGGACCATCAAGGCCGTTTGCTCCAGTCGGACCAGTGGGACCAATAATGCCAGTCGGACCAGTCGGGCCAATGTCGCCAGTGGGGCCAGTCGGACCAATGTCGCCAGTGGGGCCAGTCGGACCAATAACTCCGGTCGGGCCAGTCGGGCCAATATCGCCGGTAGGCCCAGTGGGGCCAACGACGCCCGTCGGGCCAGTAGGACCAGCAACACCGGTCGGGCCGGTCAGACCAATGTCGCCGGTAGGGCCAGTCGGACCAGCAACGCCGGTCGGGCCGGTCGGGCCATCAACACCCATATAACCGGTGGGGCCAGTCGGTCCACTAACGCCAACAGCGCCGGTCGGACCAGTCGGGCCGATCTGCAAGTACATGACTTGCGTGAGTGTGACGATGAGCGACGGAATAGCAGGATTAGAAACGCCAATCGGCTCATGCTCGATGATAATGTTGGCGTTATCTGTCATCCAGATAAGTTCAACATAATCACCAGCGACATACGTATCGAGATAGTTCCAAGCCGCAACAACGTAAGGCGCGCTGCTGGGAACAACTATCTTGGTATCCGAATTTGGAATATCGGAACCGTTCTTCCTAAACCAGATATTGACCGTCTGCCCAGAACCGCCGCCGCCGAGGTTATGGAATTGAGCAGAGAACTGAAGATCAAACGTACCACCAGCCGCGAAAGTGATTCGCGAGCCAGACACAACGGAAATGTTAACCGCCCCCGCTGTGTTGTTCAGCGTCATCGGTGTTGGCGCGCTAACAAGAGCAGTCTGGTCTGCGTCGCTATAGAACGAGCCGTAGCTGGCAAGCGCGCCACCGGGGCCAGTGGGACCAACTGCGCCGGTAGCACCTGTAGGTCCGGTCGGACCTGCGACGGTAGACGCCGCCCCGGTGGGGCCAGTCGGCCCACCAGAACCAGTGGGTCCAATAACTCCAGTCGGTCCTGTCGGACCAGTGAGGCCGATGTCACCAGTAGGACCGGTGGGGCCAGCAACACCAGTCGGGCCAGTAGCGCCGGTCGGACCGGTAGCACCGGTCGGGCCAGCAACACCGGTCGGACCAATCGCCCCAGTAGCGCCAGTCGGACCAGTCGGACCAGTAAGGCCCGTAGCGCCGGTCGGACCCGTGTTACCGGTCATACCGGTAGCACCCGTCCCGCCAATAGGGCCGGTAGGGCCAGTCGGACCGGGCACAGTGGATGCAGCGCCCGTGGGGCCAGTAGCGCCCATACCAGTGGGGCCAGTCGGACCAGCCACCGTAGACGCAGCGCCCGTGGGACCAGTCGGACCAAAGTCACCAGTAGGACCGGTAGGGCCAGTCGGACCGGCAACGCCGGTCGGGCCAACTGCGCCCGCGATCAACGCAACAAACAGCGGTTGGCCGTACGAGAAGCCAGTAGACCCCGTACCGCCAGAGTCCACGAGAACGACTGGGTACGTCCAATAGGCATTGGGTAACCCAGAATTAACAACGCTAGGCGCGCCGCTTATCTGCCACGTTTGGAAGTTCGCGCTGGCGGATTGGTCCTGAAGGATGATCCGCTCACCAACCGCCAAGAGAGACAAGAAAATATCGACATCGATACCGTTGTCTGTCAGATGGCTAATGTTGATTTGCGTAGACGACGTCTGCGTAGCATTGTTCCACAGCACATACCCATTGCCGGGATAGCCGCTCGTAGCCGCGTTATTGGCCTGAAACAGAAAGAGGCTGGTCGACGTGCCAGACGTACCAGTCGGGCCAGTCGGACCACCAGCAGGGCCAGTCGGGCCAAACGCACCCGTGGGACCAGTCGGACCAGTGCCAGAAGGACCAGTCGGACCAAACGCACCCGTAGGGCCGGTCGGGCCACCAGCAGGGCCAGCAGCGCCGGTCGGGCCAGTCGGACCTTCGGGACCAATGCCGCCACCGCCGCCCATG